AGTCCTGCGGCCGCACTGTCCGACGCGAGCGCGCCCGAGCTGATTTCCAAGCTGATCGCGTTGGTGATGCTAGAGATGGCGTAGCTGTGTCCGTTGAGGGTGAGCGTGTCACCAGCCAACAACTCGGACGTAAACGCGGTCGTCGTTCCCGTGACCGTCGTCGATCCGCTGGTTGTCGCAATGGACCCCGTGAGGTTCGCATTGGAAAACGCATTGGCACTTGGGCACACGCTGACCTTGATGGAGTTACCGAGTTCACCCGCCCACTTGGCGATCCAGGCGCCGTATCCTGTGGTGCCGCTTCCGAAGGATTCGTAATATTCTCCCTGATTCTTGACGAGCACGCCATAGGCTGTAATGGCCACGGCAGTCTGCACAGGAGTAATGACGGAGTTGACCGTGAAAGACGTTGTGTTGGTAATGACGTTGACCGCATAGGTCGTGCCGTTGACCACAATGGTCTGTCCGCGCACAAGCTGTGTGGTAGCGAACGCGGTACCGTTCGATGTGAACACCTGAGTGCCGTTCGCACCCGAAATTGTACCAGTCAGCGTCTTTTTGCCGGTCGTCGCATTGAGGGCGCCTGCGGCAACGGCCCGAACGACCCGCAGACGATTGGCATAGGCCAAGAACGACTGCGCAGTATACCAATATGCGTAAATGGTGCTGTCTGGTTTCCCAAACACTTTGACGAGATCGTCCTCAGATGCAATAGACTGCACATCGAGAACGGGCCCCCATTGAAAAGGACCAGCGCACGCACCGTCCGACACGCTAACTTGCTGTATACCAGCAGTTAGGTCAATTTCTGAAACGTTGATGCCTGGCGAAACCTGAAATGCCATAGTGCGATCTCCTGAGTGGTCTAGTGGAGAAAACTTTACCACTAAATGTGGTTGTCGTCAGTATTTATAGAATTGCCGACTGCGGGTTATTTCCAGAAGCTATTGTCGTCCACCACGTCCCATCCGCGGTTGTTCCAATTGGGAGCGACAAGATTTTCTACATGCCCGTCGTCTCGGTAACCAGTCACAGGATCATCGAAGCTCAGAGGCTCGTGGCCACGGGCCATCAGTTGGCGCATGGATAATCCCACGTAGTTCTCAAATCCCGTCTGCGCACTGAGCCATCCCAATAAGACCATTGTGGCGACGATATCGTCGGTACACCCCGCATCCGCAGCAAATGACTTGTTATGGGCGACATAGGTCGTCAGTTCTCGCAGGGTATCGTGGTCGCAGGTGACATATTTATCCTCGGTAATGAGCCCCTTGAGCGCGGCGCACGCGGTCCGCTTCGTCGCTTCCGTGACCTTGAGTCCCAGTCGCGACTGCGGATTGAACCCGCTGGACAACGATTGGCCCCGTTTGGGATGGGTTTTCACGGTAAGCAGGTTGTCATACTCCATGTCATCCACCAGCGCCGAGGCGACAAGTTGACCAGTGTTGATTTCGATAAAGACATACGCACGGTTATACATGATGGCAATGTCTTTGATCACCGGCGCGAGCATCTGTGGGGTGATCTTGTTGCTGCGATAGAGTGCCACTTGCTTCCATGGCATTTCCGACAAGTCGGTCACATTGACCACGGAGAAGTTCTGTTCCTGACCTTCGGAGATGTCCACGGTCAGCAGATAGACGTGAGAGGGTCCGTCTTCAGACAATCGCTGTGGTTCTTGGTAGATTTTGAGATCCCCGTTCCAAAATAGCTTCTTTGGTGCTCGATAGGTCATGACGGAGAGCTTGGAGGCAGGAATGAGCGTGTTCGCGCTGCCCATGAACGAGCAATTGAACTCCTGCTCAAATGCGGAATCGCCACCAGGCATGTTCTTCCGCATGTAGACTTCCCACTTGTTCAAGCCTTCTGCGGTTAGGATATCGCGTCCAGGTACATCGCGCCACGTATATTCAATGGCTTTGTAGTCGTTGCGGTCATTCTGTGCATCGTTCCAAATCTTGTGGAACGAGTTGTAGCCCTGCGGGGTGCTCACAATGAACATTTTCGTGGTCTGTCCAGAAGTGATCGTCGGGAATGCCGACCGCATGAAGTCGTCGGCGATGTTCGCGGGCACGAACGCAAATTCGTCAAGGAAGATGATGTTGAACGAGTCGCCTCGGACAGCCGAAGATGATGTGGCTTCGGCGCGGAGCCGCGAGCCATTCGCAAACTTCACAAGCTTCTGGTCCCACTTCACGATTCCCTGCTTGAGAAAGCGTGGGAGCAATTCGAACGATTGCTTGAACCGGTCGAGCAACTGAATCGCGGTCGCTTCTTTGTTTGCCATCAGACCCACGGCCACGTCAGTATGGAACAGAATGTACCACATGAAGTATCCGCAAATCACGACGGTGGATTTTCCCGACTGGCGGGCGAGCTTGCAGATGACGAAGCGATTGTTGACCATCGCCCGAACGATTTCCTTCTGGAACTCCCACATTTCAAAGCCAATGATCCCATGATCCACATGAATGATCTTGACGTACTTGCAGATGAAATAGATGGGGTCCGACTGACACTTCACCAATTCGGCAAGTTCTTCAGCGGTATAGGAATAGACATCACTTGGCAACGGAAGTGCATCGTTGCCATTATAACCAGTGCTTTTGGACATGACGATACCTTAGGCTTCTTGATCGACCTCAACGCGGGCAATCTTGAGTTGACGAAGAAGGTCTTGGGCGCGTCCGACGAACACGGCCTTCTCGATGGTGATGTCTCCTGTGGGCTTCGCTTCGCCGCGGGTCTCTGCTCCCGCTTTGAGCGCATCAGCTTTCGTTTTGTGGAGTAGCATCAGTTCTTTGTTGGCAGCCACGATAGATTGGATCATCGTTCCGACCACTTCGAACGCGCGAGGGTTCGCGGTTTCTTCGGCCACAGCTATCGCACTTTCGAGGGTGATTTGCGCGCTGTCGATGATTTGTTTGAGTTTGAATCGGGAGTAGTTGAGGTCGGAGTCGATAGTCGTTTCGGGGAAAATTGGTGCGGGTTCCTGTGGCGCCGGCGAGGAGGGCTCAGCCGGCACCAGATTTTCCTCTAATGCTTGTGTGGTCAAGTCGGGTTGAATATCAAGGATGGCGTCGATAATGTCATTCGGCATGATTATTTCAGGTACTTTCCTTGCAACGAGAGTTGTCGCGTATTCAGGTGATTGAGGTCCGCGCCCGTTAAGGGCACAATGGTGCTGATTCCCGTCATGGACCAGAGAAGTAGACTATTTGAACCTGCTGTGAATGACCCGAGCACGAGCCCTTCAGACGTATTGTTCTGTAGCGTTCCCAAAAGAATGCGCCCAGGTATTTGGGCGGCGCCGGCGAGTTGTGGAAGTGATACACTGAGTTGTCCCGCACCATTCCCCTTGACTCCATCTGCGGTGTTGTCCAGATAGATCGTAAAGAATACAGAACGTCCCATATGCGTGAACGATCCATTGGCGGTGGCGGTGAAGGTGGGAGCGATATTCGAACTGCCGGCGTTGGCGATACTGACGGTGGGGGTCCAATTTCCTTCTGCATAATGGAAGCCTCCAAAAATGGCCTCGGTGTTGGCCGTGAAGAATATCTGCTCGGAACAGACGAGGTTGCCTGTGAGATTGGTATTGCCAAGCGCACTATTGGACGCAATCACTAGACCATTCGCACCCCAGGTAAAGAAGGTGTTCCCCACAAACGTGCTGCTGCCGTTGCTAAGCTGGACCGTTCCGTTTGCCCCAGCCGCCGTTCCTTGTAGGTTCGTGGTGTTGGCAATGAAATCGATGATCGCATTCGTGCGATCCATGAGGTTCAGGAACGTATTGGCGGCGTCGATGTGTGTATTGCTGAATGACATATTAGTCCGTTTCGTCTAGTCCGCGTAGATCGCGTTTGACATCCCCATCGTATTCGGTGACGAGCGTTTCCGACCCACTCTCGCCGAGGGCCTTGACATCGACTCGGGCGACCCGCCCTGTGGTGAGGTAGGTGTTGGACGTGGATTCGTCTACGACGCGCCCTTCAATCGTCAGGGTATCAAGTGGTATAGTTCCAAGAGATTCAATGGAATTGGACAGATGATTACCGATGGTATCTGGTTGGGACTCAAGCAGGACATCACTATTTATCTCATCCTCAAGTGCTATGAACATTTCGTCTCCGAGGACCAGATCCGTGCTGTCATACAGGTCAATGACCACTTCCTGAATGCGGCCGCCCTGTCGGACAGGACCATAGATGTAGACGCGCATCGTGAAATCCAGGGTCCACACAATGACGCGCCGCTTCTCAAAATCACCTTCGTAGCTATCCGTCTGGTTAACACTGGTGAGGATTACCGGTATTTGATCAAGGAAGCCCAATGCAGGAATCGGCTTCATCGCAATGGTCAGATCGGGGCGGAAATACGGAAGAATCTGCTCAACGATCTGAAATCCATCGGATTGGTATTTGACCAGAATAGAGAGTTGAAAATTGATGTTGTAGGGGACGCCGGTATAGACCCGCGCACGTTTGCGCACGTCCGCCGAATCAAAGTTCATCCGATCCAACATTTTCGTGGCGCGCCCACTATCGTAGCTCAAGGAGATTTTTTCATACGAGATGCGTGGGACGACCTGAGCGACGGATTTGGTTAAATCGGGGTCTTGGATGAGCCGTGTGAGCCAGCGTTCTTTGGGACCATAGTCGATAGGCACCACCAACTTCTGAATGTCGGCTTCAGCACTATCGCGACGACGGATCTCGATGTGATTAAACAACGAGCCGAACGCCACAATGTAGCGACGAAACTGGTCATGTCGGAAGTATGCAAAAATATAGCTACCCTGTGGTCCTTATACGCCGGTAATCGGATTCGTGCCGCGACTAATCACAATCGTAGGTTTCTCTGTCGCCAATTCCACGTTGTCACTGACGGGGTCGTGCGCGCTCGGCTTCGTCTCGGGCGCAGCAGACGGTAGGTAAATCGCACCCGAGGATACCCCCACCAGTTGATCCGTCGCATTGAATTCGCCAGTAATGCTTTGCAGATCGAGGGTAAGTCCCGTCACATCAAAATCAGAAACGGTGCCCGTTCCCACGGCATCAACGAAGGTGGTGCCCTGGTACACAATTTCCCCGTTCGTGTAGTAGCCCGTGCCCGACGAGAGTGCGAGGCGCAGCGTATACGCTTGCTCCTGTGTGCGCTCGTTGATATCGGGGATATCGGTCAAGACGCGCTCGTGACTGAAGTTCATCATTTCGCAACGCAGTTCATAGGTGTAGAGCTTGCCCAACTGGAAGGTCTGTTCTTTGTTCTCTACGAAGCGAATTTCAAACATGTAGCGATTCGTTGGGGTGAACTGGATATAGATCAAGTCGTTTTCGCGCGGCCGCGGGAGCGAATCGCCAGTGGCTTGGAAGAACCGCTTCGACGCAATCAGGAATTTTGCTTGATCTTCAATGTGCAGCCCGAACTTGCTGATGAACTCCGATTGTCCCGCAAAGCTGTCAAAAGACTGCAAGTAGATTTCTACAGGAAACGCATGGACAAACTTGGACAGCCCATCCTCACCGAGAATGGTATCAATGTTGACATCTTCACGCGGAATGTAGTAGGCATCGTGCCCGTAGATTTGGATCGCCTCAATGATGAGGTCCTCCACAAGGTCTTGCTCCGTCGTGAAGTCAACGAAATTGAAATACCGATTTGTGGGCATGGGGTGAGCTTATCCGACGAAAAAGCATGGGGGTTCCTGAAACTCATTGCGCAATTCGAGTTCGAGATCCTTGACTTCCTGATTGGCTTCACTGAGCATCGTCCGTCCGTCAAGTTGCACACCACCAGGAAGCGCCACACCCGTAAATTTGCTGAGGTTCATCCCCCATTGTCGTTTCATGAGCGCAATTCCGTAGCGTTGAAGCCAACGATCCGACCAAATGTGGTAGAACGTATCAGGATCAATCGTCTGCGAGCACTCGATGATCCAATACTGATTTGGGAGCACTGTGGTCGGCCACTTCACATCAACATAGATGCGATTCATATGCCGTTGAAAGCGCAGCCCTGGTCGTCCACGAAACGTATCGTTGAGAAGCTGCTGATATTGGCGTCCAATGTAATACGGGATGATGCTGTTGCTCGTGAAGTTGGACAGCAGGGAGATGTTGAACTGCGATTGGGGATCAAACAAGATGTCTGCGGAGATTCGTGAATCGAAGGGTGGAAATACTTTCCGCACAGCGATAATATCTTCGGGGACTTCAAAGTAGCCATTGTCGATGGTGCCCAGGGTCAGGCCGACGACTCGCGCATTTGCGGTCAGCGCATCGCCCGACGTTTCGGAGGTTTGTCCTGTGACCGTTTCTCCTACTACAAACGTGCCTTTGATGACCGTGTAGGTCAGGGTCGCAACGTTCGCCGCCCATGAGGCGGTGAGCACGTGCCCGAGCGCCCGACCGGTCGCGCCCTGAATGACTTCGGTATTGACGAACTGATCGACCGTGTTGATCATCAGGGTCGCGGGCACGGATGTTGCAATCGTGAGCACGGCACCCGACGTTTTCCCTAAGACCACCTCACCCTCGACAAAGCGAGGTGTTTGGGGGTTCGTATAGTATTGGATCGCGGTGGAATTGGTCAATCCGATCATGAAGCCATGCGCATTTGACGTTTGTCCAATGATCGGTTCGTTGTTCGTATACGTGTTCGCGGCCGCAGTCGTAAACTTCATGTCCGATCCTGTGGCCTGCTGCTTGAGGTAGGTCAAGCTCGTCGCGTCCATGTGATATTGATTATACATGTAGAACGCTTCGTCAATGCGGTCCTCGATTTGGTCGTCCGACACATTGATTTGTAGGACATCCTTACCCAGTGCCCGTAAGCAGTAGTCTTTGAATTCTGCGCGTGTTTGTGGGATCATTAGACGGCCCACTTATTCGCACCGACTGGAATGACCAGGGTGCCGTTGAGTGTGGCTTTGCCCGTCGCCACCGCGTTCGCAAATGTGGCGACTCCATCCGAGACAAAGGTGTTCGCTTTGAAATTCCGAACAAAGGACTGCGTGACGCTATCCGCGAAGATGGTGTTGCCAAAGACGGCGGTGTTCCCGACCGTGCTGAGCGTGAGAATACCCGTAATCGTTGTGTTTCCTGTGAATACAGTGTTCCCTGCGAGGCTCGTCGCGCCCGTAATGGTTTGTGTTCCCACCAACACGGTGTTTCCATTGACGGTGAGTGGGGCGCTCGGTGAGGTATGTTTCACACCGACGCGGTTGTTGACCGTATCAACAAAGAGTGTCGTGGCGCCAAATGTGCTGTTACCCGTAAAGGATGAAATGCTCGTGACGGCGAGATTTCCTGCGACGTTCGTAAGCCCCTGAAGGGTCACATTCAAAATGGATGAGGACGGTCCCCCGCCCGCGATGCGCCATTGCTTGTTGGTTGTGGTCCAAATCAGCACAATCGACCCGCCTGGGAGAATGTCGAGCGGGGCATCATTGGGTGTCTTGAAACGATTGAAGGCGCCCGAGGCTGTATTTTGACTGACGAGGGTGACCTTGAACGTGGTCCCGATGTTCTGAATGTATTTGACGTGTCCGCCGACGGAGAGCGCCGAGGGCGCCAACATGCCGGTGATGACCGCATCAATTGAAGGGCTCAGGTTGACAATGGAACTATCATCAAATCCTGTGGGGCCAAAATCGTTGTATTGTGGACTTACTAATGCGCTCGGCACGAGCATGGCGCCCGCCTGCCCGTATAGAATTTGCCGAAGGTTCAGGGCGCCGGCGATGATTTCCGCATTGGAAATGACCAAGTTTCCTGAGATGTTCAGGACGCCCGCAATGGTGACGTTGTTCTGGATGCTGACCGCACCCGTGAATAGCGCATTCGCATTGACAGAGAACGGACTCGCATTGATAATCGTACCGCCAGGAGATTGCAGCAGGAAGGTGTTGCTGCTCACGTTGAACACGCGCGCCGTCGTCCCTACCGTGGCATTAGCCCCGATTGCGAGATTTGCTGCGACGTTGACCGCTGTGCTATTGACAACGAGCACGCCAATCATCGAGAACGACGTGTTGGTATTCGTGCCGAGAATAAACGTCCCGTAGGCGGTCGCCCCATCCGCAACAACCCCCGTATTCAGTTTATCGATGACCTCGTTGGTCTTATTAAACCAAACGCGGAAAGTGTCTGTAACGCTGAGGTTTGTAATAGGCATAGGTGCTGTTATTTAGGACTTGACCACAATCCCTGCGGAGACGCTTGGTGAATGCAGTCGCGTGTTGACCAAGAAGCCGGCCTGCTGACTGAGAGCTTCAAACGTTCCATACTTTTGCCAATCCGAGTAGCTGTAGAGAAACTTCTGAGGAATATCCTCAAGAAGCCCGAGCACATAGGCTTTGTCGATGGGGGTCATTTCCAGAAGGCGACCAGGGGTGACCAGCACCGCGGTTGGGTTCCAGGGTGCCCACGCACCATCCTGAATTCTACCAGCCCACCATTTTCCTTTGAAGGAAGGGATGCGCCCGATGCTATTGGCATTGTTGTCTATGCCGGCGATTTTGACATCGGGTCTGTGGATAGTTAGTCGTCGGAGCAACATGCCATTGCCACATCCCAAATCTAACAGGCGGGCATTGGGTGGAAGGGATTCTCGAAGAATGGGGAGCAACAGATCATGCGCGCCGCGCATGGCCGTATGGGAGAGGAAGCCATTGTCCGTCCAGAGATCCGCGGTCGGCTTGAAATAGGTACCTTCTTTTGTAAACTCCTGCTTCTCGCCGGTCCAGTCGGTGCGGGTGGAGAGCTTGATACATGGACCTGTGCTTTCCATGATGCCAAAGAGCCGTGTCCACTTCACGGGCCAATGCACGACTTCATTGATCAACTGCATCTGCTCTGTGTACCCGTATTTTCGTCCGACTGCCGCATATTGCTCTGCCTGGTGCTTGGAGGCTTCGCAGTTGTAGGAGCACGGGAGGTGCGGGACAAAACGAATGCCCATCCAGCGCCACAGGGTGCTCGCGGTTGGAGACTTTCCGTCCCACCCTTGGAGTTGTTCCCAGGTGTTATCCACTTGGTGTTGACCCCAGGTGTCCGCGAACGCTTTCTGACAGCATTCAGGGTAGCCCAAGAGGGCCCCAAGACGAGCATCGGTCAGAGGGAAAATGGGTGCGGTGTAGCCCTTGCGAAGATAAAGCACGCGCACATTGAACGGTTCACCCTGCACGAGGGCACCCGCAAAACTTGACTGATACGCGCCGCCCATTTTCGAAAGTGCGGTCGGCACAAGGGTGAGTCCATGAGCGTCCGCCCATTCGGCCTCTCGCACCAATTGGTCGCTTGGAACAAACATCCAGGCGGCGTCTCGGAGCCCCTCAACGACCGCATACTTCTCAATCATTTGGAACGCCTGGGTGGCCTCAGTGAAAAGTAGCTTCCACCATTCACGTTCTGCGACACTGGACCAGGCCCAGCGGGTCCATTCGGGAAGGACGGGCTTAATTGCTGTCTGTGTGGTCGCCATGTCTATCTCCATGATTATCTCCGTGTCCTTGGGCGCGCATGGTAGCCGTATCCGTGTGGTCCCCATGGCAAGTGCCACAGGCCGACGCCCCTCCGCTCGCGCCCGCTTGTTGTTCAGATTGGCGACGTAGCTCACCCAGTCCGATTTCTCGTTGTTCCGTCCACGCGCGATAGGCCAAATCTTCCATCGTTTTGCGAGACGGCCACAGAGTAATCGGGGTGACGCCCGCACTCTTGAGACGCTTTTCTCCTTCACGAAATAGCAATTTGATGGTGGAACAGTGCGTGGTGCGCATCCGCCAATCGTTATGCTCGCCCGTCCCAGGGCATTGTCCGTGACATAGGAGCCAGTATTCACAATCCTTGCACCCACCCAACTCTTGTGGAGTTACATACAACGCCAGTTGACGTTCGTGCATTCGCGTACCAGGATGTCCGATGAAGCTCGTATCTTGTCCACTGGACCCTGACCCTTCGGCGGGAAGCCAGTTGATTCCATCCTTGTTGGTTCGCGAACAATGACTTGGCGCGCCGTCGTTTTCAACACCATGGACGGCCGCGGTATTCCACGGATCGCAGGGGTGCCACACACAGACAACTTCGTCATTTCCTTGAAGTAATTTCGTGATTTCTGTGAAATTGGAAATTCTGAGATTGGTAAACGTCTCGTTCCAGATGTCAATCATACGCGCCGCGACGACATCAGACGCAATGTACCACTCATGGGCTTTATAGTCCATTTCCATGAGGTGCAGATTGAGGTGTTGAATGCCTGCGTCGTCAAGTTCATGGAGCCATTGCAGGAATCGTGGGAAGCGGTCCTCAGCGAGATTTCCTGCGTGAAGCGTCACGATGATGCTGGGTCGCACATGCGGTGTGCTCGTGCGAGCAATGTCACAGAGCCGATGGATCGCCCACATGCTGCGTTCGGTATGCTTACGAGTGGCCTCAAGATTTCCTGCCCACCGAATGTCATTCAGGTGCTCTGGACCATCGAGACTAATCCCGACGCTGGTTTTGTATTTGATAAAGAGGTTAATGTGATCCTCTGTAATCAAATTGCCATTGGTCTGGAGTCCTGTTTGGTTGTTCTTTTTGAATCCGAGCGCCAGCAGTTCTTCGATGTCTCGAATGTTGAGAATGAGTGGTTCACCACCAAAGAGTGACCAGAACCCCTGAATTTTCTCAATAGCGGCGAGGACAGCGGTACGATCATAGCGATGCACCGCTTGTTCTTCGCGCATGGGTTGTTCGTAACAATATTGGCAGCGGATGTTGCACGATACCCCCACAGGTCGGACTTCTGTACTCATAATATTCCTTTACGTTTAGGGACCAATCAATGTCGGCATATCTATGTGGGCCGTATCAGTGTGGCTGTCGTTGTGCGTGCTACTATCGGTGTGCGAGTCATCATGGGAATTGTCTGTGTGATCCCCATGCGTATCGGTGTGCG